GCGATGTTTGATTTAATACGTCCTCAAATACCTAAATTTCAACCATTTATAACTACACAAGATAGTAAAACAACGATGGTTCGTTCATTAATTCAGTCAATTGAAGAAATGTCTGTTGAATTACCTAGTAAAGAATTTTATCCTGATTTATTTAAAGAAATGTCATTATATACTTATAAAATGGGTGCTAATGGTAAATTAAGTTTTACGCATCAATCTGGTATGCATGATGATTTAGTTGATGCATTAATGATGACTAATCACGCTAGATCACAATTAAAAGGTAGTAGTAGTTTATATATAGGTAGAGGTGGATTAAAACCTACATTTGGTTAGTCAATGAGACAATGCAACAAATGTAATACCGAGTTAATTCTCCATGATAATTGGTGGTTATCGCATTTTAAGAACGGCAACTATATTTGTAATAAATGCCACTATGAATACAAAAAAATAAAAGCAACAACGCAACATATTCTTCTCTAAACAATTTAATATTTATTGATAATGAAAAAAACAGTAACAATCCCTGATTACATATCAGTAGACCAGTATCAAACGATTAACAACATAGAACATTTAACTGAGTTTGCTAAAACAATAAAAACAATCTCAGTATTAACTGATGTAAGTGAGGCGGATTTAAAGACTTGGGGTGTTACTACTTTAGGCAAGGTGTACCGAGATTTAAACTCAAGAATTGACTATAAAGAATCGTTTCACCCTATCTTTAAATGGCACGATACATTATATGGTTTCTCAAACATTGATACAATGACGTTAGGTGAGTATAGTGATTTAGAACGTTTATTAAAAGAACCAACTAAAAACTTACACGAGATAATGGCTATATTTTATAGACCAATTAAAAAACACAATTTTGGAAATATAATATGGAAAAAAGCACAACAAATATTAGTTAAACATGGTAAAACATCTAATATATTCAAACAATATAAAGTAAAGAAATACGATGTTAATGATAGAAAATTAGCTGCTGAAAGATTCAAAGCATTACCTATTAATTATGCATTAGGTTCTATGAGTTTTTTTTTGGGAACCGCCAACGGATATTTGACAATTACACAACCTTATTCTACCAAAACGGAGGAAGCGATAATAGACGAGATGACGATGATGAATCTAAAACTTTTGAAACGCATTGGAACTGGTTTGCAGTCATTTATAAACTCTCCAAAACAGGTATTCTCTCTATCACAGGGGACAAAAGTATCATTGACTTAAACTTTATATTTGTATTAAATTATTTAGCAATAGATAGTGATGCTAAAAAAGAAGAGGAAAAACAATTAAAAGAAAACAGACAAACACGTAAAATTTTATAATATGGAAACAATAATAGTAATAGCATTATTAATGGCAAGTTTAGTTTATAATATGCATCAGTATAAAGTGATAAAAAAATGCGGATGTATGACTGAACAACCTAAAAAGAAATCAGCGTATAAGAAAAGCTGGAACAATGGTGGTAAAGCAAATAAAAAATGGTCTAACGACAAATAATCATATGAAAGATCAAATAACTAATTTATGGGAAGCAGGTAATAACGTAAATAGAATTGCTGCTCACCTAATGATTCAAAAATCAGAGGTTCAAAGAATCGTTGATAATTTAGAGGCAAAAAAAAATTCTCCAAAGACAACCCTTGTGGATGTGGTAGAAAAAAAAGTATCTAAAAAGAAAAAATAATGGCATTTCAAACGTACTATCAAGTAGTTAAAAGTATAGAAGATGCATGTAACGCGCATGATTATGTAGCGTCATTTGCTCATGGTTCAATTGACTATTTAGATGCTCAATCTCAAAATGTAGCTTATCCTTATGTTTTTTTAAGACCAATAACAGCTATTGGATATGATCAAGATACAAAATTAAATACTCGTACATTTGAATTATACGCTTTAGATGTTCCTAAATTATCAAATGAATCACCATTACAAATAATGTCTAATATGGAGCAAGTTATTTTAGATATTGGCTCATACAGCAATTGGGGACCACCAACTGACAATCAAACATTAGGATATCAATTTGATATTAACACAATGGTACCAGCATTAGAGGTATTTAATGATCGCGCATACGGCTGGGTAGCAACAATAAACATTCAAACACAAGGCACATACGATTATTGTAATTACCCTATAGGATAATGAAAACAAAAAACTTACAACAAGCGATGGAAGAATACATTGATAGAATCGCTGAGATAATGGTTAATGAATTATTTGAAAATGGTTCAGTTGTAAGTGGTGCGTTAGCTAAATCAATACAAGATGATAACGATGTTATTAATAAACAAGATGGTACAGTTGCAGGTGAATTATCAATGTTTGATTATGGTAAAGCAGTAGATGAAGGATTTAGGTTTAGAGGTACAGGTAAATTACCGCCTGAAAAACCAATTAGAGATTGGATACAAAGAAAACGTGTTCCTAGACCACAAAAATTTAAAAATGAAAAATCATGGATATGGGCAATAAGACAAAATATTGCTAAAAAGAATAATGGTAGAACAGTTGAAACTAAACCATATCCATTTATAAATAAATCATTTAAAGCAGCAGAAAAATTCGGTACTGAACTATTAACAATAGCAACCGGTAAAGATTTAACACAAGAATTAAATATAGCATTTACACAATCAGCTAAAACATGAGTACACAAGTAATAATTAATCAATCACCTACATTACCTAACGGGACACAAGCAGATATAATTTATACGCTTGAATGTCCTAATTCATCATCAGCACAATTCAAATATATTTGTCAAATAAAAGACGATGAAAATAATGTATTAGCAAAAGTAAAACAATCACCTAACAATACAGGTTTAGGTGTTTACGATGTAGGAAGATTATTAGATGCTCAAATGGGATATGATCCATCATTTACAGAAGTTGGTTTTATATCTTCATCAAACAATAATATAAGAAATTTTGAAATTGCGTTTGGAGCAGAGAGCGGTTCTTCAGCGAGTTCTTCTTTAGTTGAAGCGTTGACGTGAGTGCTAGTTTATCGAGCAGTACAGCGTTTATTCCCGCTGTTCAAGAGCGTGATAGTGGCTATTTTAATTGGCAAAGTGGCTCATATGATATATTAACAAATTGTCCTAATGCTTTAGATACATTTAATGAAACAAGTGCTCAAAATGCTTTAATAGTATCATCAAGTGATTATCTCTCATTATCTACATTACAAGGTACAGATGGTAATAAAGGTGATTTAGCATCTATGAGAATAGATTTTTATAATACATCATCATTTTCTTCAGCATTTAATTATACAGAAGCAAATCCACACGCATCAACACTTATTGAAGGTAGAATGATACACGCTGGTGTAGGACCTAAAAACATACAAAACTTAAGTGGTACAATAGCTGCTTATTTATTAAAACCAGATGTTTGGCCTTACTATAGTGTATTTTTTACTTATGCAAGCGGTACTAGTAAAACATATTTTTTCCATAATCAATGTCAACATTATAAAGGAACAAATTTTGCTTTTATTAATAAATTAGGTGTATTTGATTTTTATAGAGCAACATTAGTTGATACAGAACAAGAACAATTCAATAGAAAAAAATACGATGCATCATATGTAGATTATTCTACACAATCAAAAACAATAGCTTATCAATATTCTAGAAGAGGTGAAACACAATACTACGCTAATTTTAAAAATACATTTACAGCAGAGACAGATTGGCTAACACAAGAGCAAGCAGATTGGTTATTTGAATTATTTGAATCGCCATCAGTATATGTTCAAAATAATGGAGATTTTGTAGGTGTAGTAATTACTAATGCAAACGAGCAATACAAAACAAACAATAGAGGACAAAAAGTATTTAAGTTCACTATTAGATATACTAAATCAAATAGTAAAAGAGCAAGAACATAATGAACGACCTTATATTACGAGTATTCTATGATGGTGCGTGGAATGATTTAGATATTGATTCTAACATTCCACTTCGTTTAAATATATCAACTGTTGAGAACACAGATATAGGACAGATATTTGGTGTTGGTTCTCAAACATTTGTACTGCCCGGAACACGTAATAATAATTCATTTTTTAAAGGAGCAAATAGAGCAGGTGCAGTAGATATACCTGCTATTTACAATTCTATAGATACACAAGTATTATATAACGGAGAAATGCTGTTAGAAGGAGAAATGATGCTCCAAGAAATTATTACAAATGAAGATGGAGATACAGAATATAAAGTAATAGTTGAAGATTCAGTAATACAATTAAAAGATGCTTTAGATGGAGCATTGATAAGTGATGCTGATTGGAGTTCATATTCACACACATTAAATACAACAGCTGTAACACAATCTTGGGTTGGTAATACAGTTAATGGAGATATATTTTATCCTTTATGTGATTATGGAACTGATGAACCTGATGATTATCCCGGAATACCAAGAATACAAGTAGGTGGTTCAGCTGCAACATTTGATGGAGCAATAGATAATCCAAGTTATCCTGTTTCAATGAGACAATTTTTACCTGCTATAAGTGCTAGAGCAACAATTGATACAATATTTGATCAAGCAGGGTTTAAATATACTTCATCATTAATTGATAGTGATGTTTTTAATAATTTATATTTACTACCTAAAGGACAAGAAGATTTAGGTATAGTTGCAGGCGATGATGCTATATCAACGTTTGAGGCAGAAGGAACAACAACAAATAATGCATTATCAGCTAGTGGACAAACAGAAACTGTTAATTATAATAGTGAGGTAAGCGACCCTTCTAATTCATATAACAACACAACATTTACTTATACAACACCATCAAGTGGTGATTATGTATTTAACGCACAAATTAATCCACAATTCTCTGTTATTACTGGAGATAAAAGAGTAACATTACGTATAAAACAAGGTGGTGTAACTAAAGCAAGTGCATTTGATGAATTCTCATCTATAAATCCCGGAGGAACAATATCAGTATCTTATGGAGCAAATATTGCTTCAGGACAACTTATAACGTGTGAAGTTGAATTAAATGATGTAAGTGGTGGAGGTGCTGTACTTTGTTTACTAGTTCCTAGTTCAAATTTCTTTAATGCAACTACTGCTCCTATAGCTTATGATGGAGCAACAGTTGATATGTCAAAACAATGGGGTGGTACAGTATTATCG